GGAAAAATGGCGGCCGGTGCGTATGTCAATGAAGCGCGAGAATGGGCTCACGCATTGACGCGCGCCGAAAGTCGTTTCCCTGGAGATTATGGACAGGCTATGAGCCGCGTCGCGTCGAAGATAAAAATTCCGCGTAGCGTTTTGTGGAACCTTCGTTATAGAATACCAAAATCAATTAGTGTGGAACACTATGCTACATTGGGGGCCGCATATGATGATAGGCAACGCAGTTTATACAAACAAGAGCGTGCCGAAGTCTCGCCAAAGACGCCATTGGGCCGTCTACTTGTTCGCGCGGCTGATTATCTGGCTGGCGAAGAAAGCCTAGACCAATGATCTACGAAGACGACATTCATAAGCGGGTATGGGCGATCTACGAAGCCTATAAAATGCCCGATACCGTGATGTTTCATATCGCGAACGAAGCGATACGAGGTCCAAAAGAGCGCGTTAGGTTCAAGGAAATGGGCGGTATTCCTGGCGTTCCCGATTTCTTTTGCGGGGCGTTGGGCAAGTCATTTTTTCTTGAATTGAAGCGTCCAGATGGGCGGCTTTCAAAAGCGCAGAAGGAATTGATACCGCGTCTAGCTCATAACGGAATGGCTACAATGGTTGAATATTCTACTATCGAAGCTGTTCGATTGCTGCAAAATCGCGGCGTGATCGATCCGACTGTTAAATTCTCCTAAGAGGCAAATCAGATGGCTGTCAGTCTATCAACCTTGCGGCGCGTCACGGCGAACAAGCCCGCGCGCGTCCTAATCTACGGCCCTCCTGGGCTTGGCAAAACAACTTTAGGAGCCGAGTTTCCGGATACGGTGTTCATTCAGACGGAAGACGGAACGTCAGGCGATCTTGAGTTGACCAGCTTTGGCGATGAGCCAATTACGTCTTTTGTCGAAGTGATGCAGGCGCTTGACGCGCTTCTTTACGAGCCGCACGATTTCAAGACGGTTGTGATTGATAGTATCGACAAGATGGAAAAGCTCGTCTGGCGATATACATGCGAAGAAAACAAATGGGAGAATATGGAAACTCCCGGTTTTGGGAAAAGCTATGTCGCGGCAGATAGCCTATGGATGGATTATCTATCGACATGCGCCAAACTTCGACACGAACGCGGCATGACAACTATCCATATAGCCCATTCGACGATTGAACGCTTCGACGATCCGCAGACATCATCGTATAGTCGTTACGATATTCGATTGCACAAGAGAGCACTCGGCTTGTTTCAAGATGAAATGGATGCTATCTTCTTTGTCAATCAAGAGGCCAGCATTAAGGTTGAAGATGCTAAGGCGGTGAAGCTTCAAGGAACAACATACATTAAGAAAGAAACTAAGGGCGTCGGCGGCGGTACGCGGTGGATTTATACCGAACAGCGCCCAAGCTTCGTGGCGAAAAATCGATACAACATGCCTGAGAAAATCATGTTCAAGCGTGGTGAGGGCTATGCGGCGCTCGCGCCTTATCTGCCTGCTATCGTTGTTCCCAACTCTAAGGATTAACCCGAATGCCCAAAAACAATTTAATTGAATTTGTCGTCAGTTTAGATCGGCCACATGGAGCCAGCATCAGCGATCTAAAAGATTATATCGAGGAATGGGTCGCGTGCGGAAAAGGCTCACGACCCCCTGATGATCCGATATTTGATCTTGATGGTGATAGCGTCAAGGTCAAGCGTTTTACGTCGCGAACAAAACCCGCATCCAAGGAGTAACCAAAATGGCCGATCTAGGTGAGGTATTTGACGCCGAAACCATCCCCGCATCCGAGTTCAACGGCGATCCGTTACCGGCGGGAAACTACCAAGTTCAAATCACGGATTCCGAAATCGCTTCGACGAAAGCGGGTAACGGAACCTTGCTCAAGCTGACGCTCGACGTAGTGGAAGGCGCGTTCATAAATCGTAAGTTGTGGGTGCAACTTTGCATCCAGCATACGAACGAAACGGCGCAGGCCATCGCCCAACGCGCCTTGGCTGACATCTTCCTGGCGACAAATACGCCGCCCTCGCGAGAAAGCTCGGACCTTCATTACAAGCCGTTCATGGTCAAGGTCGTCATCAAGAAAGATGAGGTTTACGGCGACAAAAACGAGGTCAAGACATACAAGGCGATTTCCAGCGTTCCCCAAACGCCTGCCAGTCGTCCCGCGCCGAGACAAGCCGCAACTCCCGCAAAGCCGTCAGCGCCCGCAGCATCGCGTCCGTGGGGGCGAAATGCAGCCGCAGGCCGTGCGGCGGCATCGGCGGATGACGATATTCCGTTTTGATCGGATCGCCCAGCCAGAGGTGGCGCATCTAAATAACACTGGCAGATTGCGGGGACCGGCCTCCTATCTGGGTCGTTAGCTCCTTCTCACGAAAAGAATCGGCGAACGTGTGGATGCCCGATAATCGGTCAACTTCTGTGCGTTTCGCGCCAAGGCTCTTTTCAGTCCTGACCAATCCGCGTGGCATCTGCGAGAGTGGCCTAATTTGTTTCTGTGGAGGCTTTGATGAGTGAACGAGACGACATTGAGGACGCGGAATCTGATATTTTTGACGCATTAGAAATCTTAGAAAGGAGAACCGGCAAACGTATTGCTAGAGTTAAAATTGACCCTGATAACCTTCACGTTGAAATTTTCTTAGAGGACAAAGAAACAGCCAATGGCTGAAATACAGTGAAAGCAACCATTATCACTGACGCCAGCCTATGCGGACAGACCGGAGCATCCGGTTGGGCCGCCTGGGCAAAGTCTGACACGTCGCCAGTATCTCAGAGCTGGTCTGGCGCACTAAAGGCGTCACCTAACAATTCTGGTGAGGCTGAATTGTACGCAATTGCAAATGGCCTTCATGTTGCCGTTAAATCAGGTATGCTCGATGGCATCAGTGATATCATGATACAATCAGACGCAACTATAGCTTTGGGATGGATTGTTAGATTAGTGCCATGCGCCACAATTTCTGCGCATAAAAATTCATCCCCACTGTCCATCCCTAAAATAAATCCAACGCAAAACGTCAGCGCCGCAATTGCACATATTCGTAATATTTGTGATATGTTAAACGTAAAAATTACATTACGCCATGTTCGCGGACACACGGCTGGTAATGGGCGTCATTGGGTCAACCGCAAGTGCGATCAGTTGGCTAAAGCGGCAATGAAAACAGAACGAGCCGCGCGGGCGCTCGCCAATGGCTGAAATCCCGCCGCCATTTCCGCACACGGTAGAAGCCGTCTACGCATTCTTAGCTCGCGGCGCTAGTTTGGGAGATAGCGCGGGCGTGTCCATGTCGGACGCCATAAACCCATGCGACCGCGCCATCTGGTACAAACTTCATTGGGCCGCTCCATCAAATCCTTTTGACGGAGCCGGTGCGTCTCGATTGACAACTGGCCTGAAATGGGAAGATCGGTTGCTTGACGATCTCGCCAACATCGGCGTGACGTTCGGACATTATCAGAAAAAGGTCACGTTGGCGGGAGGATTTCTGCGAGGTCGTACCGATGCGACCGCGACGGGCTTAGTTGAAGCTCCAAAAACAGAGCATGTTGTCGAATGCAAAAGCCTGAAAGCCGAAAAATTCCGCGCGGTCGTCAAACACGGCGTCGCCAAGGCTATACCGGAGCATCACGCGCAGTTGCAACTTTACATGCACGCGCTCAGCCTGACACGCGGAGCGTATTGGTGCGTCAACAAAGACACCGACGAACGCCACCTTGAGCGGGTGCATTACGATCCTGTTTTCTGTATGCAGACAGAGGCTAGGATTGAGCGCATCGCCAATCTGGCGGAACCTCCCGCACGTTTGCATGATGATCCGAACGCCAAGGCGGCTTTTGCGTGCCTGTACTGCCCGTCGCTTTCGATCTGCCACGAAGGCGCTTTTCCGCGTGTCAATTGTCGGACGTGTATATATGGTACGGTCAATCCCGAAAGCTTGACGTGCGAGAAAAACAAGACGCAACGCGATTACAAGGCTCAGCAAACAGGATGCGAGGAACATAGGTTCATTCCTGCTTTGGTTCCAGGCGAACAAATTGACGTTCGCGCTGGCGAAAAGATTGTTTACAAAATGTCATACGGTAACGAATGGATTGACGGAGACAAATGATGAATCCGAATTACGATGATATTCCTAAAATGCTGTCCGCAGGGATGCTAGGAAAACAAATTGCGAGTGATCTAAACGTAGATCAATCTACAGTTTCCAGGCACGCCAAAAGGCTTGGCGTATCTGTCAGGCGTCATCGTCGAGGTCCGATCTTGACCGCGCTCACAAATGGACCACTCACAACTGCGGAAATAGTTAGCATCACGGGCATAAAAATGAGAGTTGTGTCAACGCTATTGTGTCAGATGGTGAAACAGGGTGTCGTCGAGCGGTGCGGTCAGGCGAATAGAGACAATCGCGGCGGACGTATTTATTTCTGGCGTCTTTGCCATGAGGTTGAGCTATGAAATTCTGGACGGAAGAACGCATCGAACAGCTACGAACGCTTTCCAAGACGCATTCGTCGGGAAAGGTCGCCGTTGAACTAGGTTGTTCGCGATGCGCCGTATCTGGCGCGGCGGCTCGCAATGGAATTTCATTTGGTTCCGTTGAAGGCAAAATTAGGTTTGACTGCGTTGGAAAAGATTATATCAAGAAGGAACCGAAACCCACAAAGCCTCCGAAAGCTACCAAGAAGGTGGTTTTCAAGCCAAAATCCGTCATCATTCCCGATGAGCCAAAGCCGGAACCTGTCGTCATTCAATCTAACCCAAAAACCATATGGGAGATTGGCGACTTCGATTGTCATTGGCCGCTTGGCGATCCCCTCTCGGATGAATTTCGGTATTGCGGAGCGCCAAAGTCAGGCAAGAATTATTGCGCGGGTCATACGAAACTGGGGACGCGGCAATGAATGATTTGTCTGAATATCGCAAACTGATTTCGACCAAACGGATTGCGGCTATTCCGACAGGAATAAGCCGAACGCCAAAACTGAACTCATCCATGTTTGATTATCAGGAATCATGCACGCAGTTCGCGCTTCGCGCGGGACGATCTGCATGTTTCCTAGATACCGGACTTGGCAAAAGCTTTATAGCTTTGGAATGGGGGCGATGCGTCGTCGAGGAAACAAATAAGCCCGTTCTCATGCTCGCGCCGCTCGGCGTTGTGCATCAGCATTTGGCAGAAGCGGAACGGGTCGGTGTAGAGGCGAAAGTCAGCCGAACTGGAGTTCCGCCAGAGACGCCGCAAATCGTCATTACCAATTATGACAGATTGGAAAGATTTGATCCTGATGCTTATGGCGGCGTCATTCTCGACGAAAGCTCAATTCTTAAATCGTTCTCTGGCGTCACGACGCGCAAGTTAATAGATACATTCAAAAACACGCCATTTCGTTTGTGCTGCTCGGCGACGCCAGCGCCGAACGATCATATGGAGTTGGGTCAGCACTCGGAATTTCTTAGCGTCCTGTCTCAGTCGCAGATGCTTGTTAGATGGTTTCTGCACGATAGCGCGGACACGGGAACGTGGCGGCTAAAGGGTCACGCGACGCAAATATTCTGGGATTGGGTAGCGTCGTGGTCGAGATGTTTGTCAAAGCCATCCGATCTTGGGTTTTCCGATATTGGATTTGAAATGCCTCCGCTCAACGTTCACAAGCATATCGTGGCGGCGGATCGCTCTCAGGATTCCGGTGCGGAAAAAGACGGTCAAATTCGATTGTTTCGCATTCCTGATACGTCCGCAACATCAATCCACAAAGAGAAACGATTGACTAAAAACGAGAGGGCAATTAAAGTTGCAGAGTTGATGGCGCGAGAGCCTGACGAACCTTGGATTGTATGGTGCGATACGAACTACGACGCAGATGCTTTGCGCGAGCTTATGCCTAACATCAACGAAGTTCGCGGAAATATGTCGCCTGACGTGAAAGAGGACAGATTAAACGCTTTTACAACCGGTCAATCACTAACCATGCTTACTAAAGCGAGTATCGCAGGATATGGGCTTAATTGGCAACATTGCGCTCGCATGGCGTTCATGGGGTTGAGCTTCAGCTACGAAAACTATTATCAGGCAATTCGTAGATGCTGGCGATTTCGACAAAAACGCGCCGTAGAGGTTCACGTCATATGTGCAGATACGGAAGCGTCGATATGGGACGTGGTTTCGCGCAAGAGCGGCGACCACGAATACATGAAGGCGGAAATGTCGGCTGCAATGGCGCGCGCGCATAGGTCGAGTGAAGTCCTTTCAAACTATCGTCCGCAAATGGAAGCATCGATTCCGAAGTGGATTTAGGAAATTCGACGATCAATGATCGGCGGATAATGTAGGCAACCAAAACAGGAATGGATCAATGAGCATTACGGTTACGAAGACTGTCACGACCGCTGACGGCGTGACGCACAAAAATAAGGAGGACGCCAAGAAGCATATTTGGGGCGTGCACCTGACTACGTTGGGTGAGGCTAGCGCCGAAGACATCGAGGACGCGATTGACAATCCCGGAAATCCCGAAGTTGCTTTGCTCCGCGAGGCAGTCCGCGAGGTTTACCTGAGGGTTTGGCCGCGCGCTAATCTCGGCGTTCCTCGCGGGAAAAAGAGCGCCGACGCCGCGTAAAGCTACTCAAACATATGGTGTCAACATGAATGTATTCGATCAGCACGTTTCGGATCGGTTTGCGGCATACAATGTTGATACCGTCGAGTGGACGGCAGGAATGCCGTCCGATTCGATTGATTTCAGTGTTTATTCTCCACCGTTTGCTCATTTGTTTGTTTATTCCGACAGCGAGCGCGACATGGGTAACGTCGCTAGCTACGATGAATTCAAGGAAACCTATCGGTTTCTAATCAAAGAGATATTTCGCGCGACAAAAGAGGGTAGAATTTCAGCCGTCCATTGCTCGGATATACCGACAACCAAGTCGAAAGACGGCGTGATCGGCCTGTTCGATCTTCCCTCCGTTATTCGTGAAGTCCACCAAGATGAGGGTTGGGATTATCACAGTCGCATCACGATCTGGAAAGATCCGGTTGTGGAAATGCAACGGACCAAGGCGCATGGACTGCTTTACAAAACGTTCCGAACGGACGCGACGCGATGCCGGGTTGGAATGCCTGATTACATGATGATATTTCGCAAGCCTGTGGACGGGGCAACGTCAAAGACGCCCGAACCTGTTTTGCACGATCCTAACCATTATCCTGTCACGACATGGCAGGAAATCGCTTCGCCAGTGTGGCGGACGATCAACCAAACCAATGTTCTCAATGTCAAAGTCGCGCGAGACGATAAGGACGAGCGCCATCTTTGTCCATTGCAGTTGGACGTTATCGAGCGATGTTTAACGCTGTATTCAAACCGCGACGACGTGGTGTACTCGCCATTTCTCGGAATTGGATCGGAAGGCGCGGTTTCTCTAGGCATGGGACGGAAATTCATAGGGACCGAGCTTAAGCCGGCGTACTACCGTCAGGCTGTGAAAAACCTAGTTGAAGCTGAGCAACGCGGACCAATCAACGATCTTCTATCGGCGGTGTAACATGGCTACATCCTTCTGCAAGGAATGCGACGAAATCACAGAGCACGATCTTGATCCAGAGGAATTTAGAGCGGCAATTATCGCGCTAAACAGGCGTCGATTTGTTGATCTTCTCGACGAATTGGAAAGGGCGCTTCCGTCAGAGTTTGTTGGATTGGCTGATGACGTTATCAAGTGGGCGGGGAAATCAAGATGAAACGCGCCGTCCTAATTCTAATTCTCTTATCAACTCCATCAAGCGCGCATGACATTTATACAAATCTGCGCATGAAGGATGGAACCTTGCCGTGTTGCGGAGGGCCGGATGCAGGCGCATCACGCGATTGCTGGCGCACGATATATCGAGAGCGCGGCGGCAATTTCGAGTTTCGCACCAACTCTGGCGATTGGGTTCGTGTCCCAACGGATCGAATACAGTTTACGCCTATTCCCGGCGATCAGGTAGAAGAAGGCGAAACGCACGAAGCGCATCTTTGCTACAAAGACGATCCTCAGACCGTCGAGAATTATCACGAATATCACAACACGGATCGTCTATTGAAAACAGAAAGCGGCGCTGAGATTGTGTTCTATTGCGGCATAATTCCTCCTGGCGGCTTATGAGCATAACCGATCACAACCGCGCCGTCCTGCTATGTGCGGACACGATAGCCAAGATCGCCGTCAGGTTGTCGGCGGCTCCGTGCGATAGCCCGGCTCAGCGAGCGCGTTTTATCTATTGGTTGGACGTGATCTCCGAGGAAATACGAACGTTGAAGATTGAATTAGGGGAGAAGGCGAACAAATGACCGAACTTCGATCCTATCAATCCGACGCTATCGAAGCCGTGCGTAGATACTGGCGCAACGGCGGCGAAAATCCGCTCGTAGAAATGGCTACCGGGACCGGAAAAAGTCTCACTATGGCAGGACTGATAAAGGGTCTACTTCAGGAATGGCCTAGCTTGCGCGTGGTCGTTCTCGTCCACGTCCGCGAGCTTGTGTCTCAGGACGCTATGGCTATGATCAAGGCGTGGCCGGGCGCTCCTATCGGGATCAATTCCGCCGGACTTGGCAAGCGGGACAGGCATAGTCAGATTTTGTTCGCTTCGATCCAATCCGTCTACAAATCCGACATCGGGCCTCGCGACCTAGTTTTGATTGATGAATCGCACCTTGTGCCGAAAGATGGCGAAGGAATGTATCAAACATTCCTGACGCGCGCTCGCGAGTTGGTTCCTGACATGCGTGTTGCGGGCTTTACAGCTACGCCTTACCGATCCGGCTCGGGTCGATTGGACGAAGGCGAAGGGCGCATTTTCTCAAAAATAGTTTACGAATATGGGATCGGCAAAGCCATCCGTGACGGCTATCTTTCGACGCTGATTTCCAAGGCTACGGCGACCTTGATTGATGTTTCTGGCGTGCATGTTAGAGGCGGGGAGTTTGTCGCGCGTGAGTTGGAAGTCGCCGTCGATAAGGATTTCGTGACAAAGGCCGCTGTCCAAGAGATAATTGATTATGGCGCATCCCGGCGCGCGTGGATTGCTTTCTGTACGGGCGTTGAACACGCCGAGCATGTCCGGGATGAAATACGCAGACACGATATTTCGTGCGAAATGGTTTCAGGTCATACGCCGAAAGGCGAGCGCGACCGTATTCTAAATGCGCTCAAGGCCGGTAGCATCAAATGCATTACAAATTGTTCCGTGCTTACGACTGGATTCGACGCGCCGAACGTCGATATGATTGCACTCTTGAGACCGACGCTCAGTCCTGGGCTTTATGTGCAAATGCTTGGGAGAGGGACTAGATTAGCTGATGGCAAGACGGATTGTTTGATTTTAGATTTCGCTCGCAACATTATGCGGCATGGTCCCGTCGATAAAATCAGCGTTCGATCCGCAACGAAAAAAGGCGAAGAAAAGGAAAGCGTGCGGGCCAAGGAATGTCCCGATTGCCAGACGTTGCTTTATCTTGGTGCGCTCGAATGTCCTGTGTGCGGTCACAGTTTCAGGCATGACGAGGACAAGCTACCCAAGCATGGCGTTCGGGCGGATTCCGAACATTCGATCTTGTCAACTGGCGCTCCGACGTGGATCAACGTTCAATCCATGAAGGCGTTTCTGCATGAAAAACTAGGTTCGCCTACGTCAATGCGGGTTGAGTATTTCTGCGGTCTAACGACACAGCGGGAATGGGTATGCCTTGGTCACGATGGTTATCCGCGCTCGAAAGCTGTTTCGTGGTGGAACAGGATGGGCGGGAAAAATCCGGTTCCGATCACAGCAGAGGAAGGGATTGCGCGCTTTGGCGAGCTTGGACAGGTTGAGGCTATTCAAATCCGTCCTAACGGTAAGTTTTTTGATGTTGTTGGCGTGAAACTGCAAAGGAGAGCAGCGTGAGCGAGGAAAAAGACGATGGCGGACCGGCGTTTCCAGTAGACAGGGCTAATTGGGGCATGGACCGCCTCCCCGGCATGAGCCTACGCGATTTCTTCGCGGGGCAGGCGCTTGTTGGTTTGCTTGCGAATCCTGAAGACGGCTCTATCGTCAAGCAGGCATACCTCTTTGCCGACGCAATGCTCGCCGAGCGCAATAAGTGACATGCGCCAATATCCTCATCCAACCCTACACGGTCAGCATCTATGCGCGATCTGTCTCGGTTGGACGGATTGGGGTCAATCAATCGGACCTAAAACGCAACGTCACGTCTTTCGATGCGACGTTTGCGCGCCAGTCGGTAAATCGTTCGCGGACATGAGCGATGCAGGCCGAAAGAAAATGCGTTGTGAAGGCGTTTACAACGCATCGGCTGGCATTGGCGAATATCTCGAAAGATTGGGTAAGTCCGACTTTAACAAGATGAGTGAGAAGGAGTGGTATGATTTTTTGCATAAGGTGATTGAGGAATATGAGACGGCTATTCGCGATATAACGAGAAGGTTCCACTAGTGAAATGGTCGCGCTCCCACTTGAACCGGAAGATCCTATTACGGCGTTGCGGCGCGCGATATACGCTCATGGATTTCAGCCCGTCCCGGTCAAGACGAACGAAAAGGCTCCAATCAATCGCGCGTGGACGCTTATTCGTGGCGTTCCTCCGCTCGCGCATATCACGCGCAACACGGGCATAAACTGTTCTACAATTCGCGCCATAGACATAGACATAGACGATCCCGACGCGGCGCAAAAAGCCGTTGCGCTTTCAATCAAGCTACTTGGATCAACTCCGCTCATCCGGTTTCAGATCGGAAGAGC